CTGACCAACGTTGACGTCACCGTCGGCCAAGAAGTTGAGATCACAGGCGTCAGCGCCTCGTTTAACGACTCGGGCGTCATCGTCACGGCCCTGCCGCAGTACGAGTTCATCGGGGTGGACAACCTCGGCGAGTTGCAGTACAACTACGACAACCCGGTGCCTAACCAGGTGCTGTACCAAAACTCTGGCACAGACGTTGTGTACTATGCCGTCGAGCCTTACGGCCTGCTGGAATGGAACCCTGTTTGCACATGGGTGACCAACGCTGACGTGGAATCCTGGCTCGGTATCGCAGTCGCATCCGCAAACGACACCGCCTTTATCACGAAGTGTGTGTCGGCCGCTAACGCGTTTGCGTACCGTCGCAGGCAGGAATCCGGGTACCTGACCGACGAGCTAACTGTCAGCCCAGGCGGCGACGTCACGCTCGGCACAATCATGTATGCCGCTCTTTTGTACAGGGAAAGAGGCTCAGCGGATTCCTTTGCCTCGTTTGACGCCATGGGCACCATCCCAGTGCCGTCCGCCCTCGGCCGCATCTTGCAGCTGCTCGGCGTTGGCCGTCCGCAGGTGGCGTAATGCCGGTATCAGGCATCCTGTGGGACGCTGTCAACGCAACCAAGACCGCGCTTACCGCGCTGAACCTTGGCTACGAGATTGTCACCGACCCGCGCAACGCCCGCCCAATGACGTTCTTTCTGGAACTACCCACCGTTGAAGCGTTTACGTACAACGTGGGCGACATCACACTCGTTATCCGTATCTGCGCCCCGCCCCCCGGCAACCAGGACGCCAGCAACTGGCTGCTTACCCAGGCCGATGCGATAATGAATAGCCCAATAGCCGTGACAGACCTACGGCCGTCTGTCATGATTATTGGAGGCGGGCAGGAGCTGCCCACCTACGATCTGACCGTGCGGGTATCCGTGCGGCGAAACTGAAAAGGAACCCATGGCCACCAGCACTTTCCTCTCCAACGCCACGGTGAACATCACCCAAGGCGCGACCACCACCGACCTGTCAGATCAGTGCCGTTCGGTCACCATCACCACCGGGTTCGACCCGCTGGAATCGACCGCCATGGGCGACACCGGGCACCGTTTCGTGCAGGGCTTGCAGTCCGTTGAAGTGACGCTCGAAATGTACCTCTCGTACGGCGCCACCGAAGTTGAGGCCATTCTGTACTCCTGCGTCGGCACCGGCACCACCAGCCTGGTCATCAGCCCCAGCGGCACCACCGAGTCGGCCACCAACCCCGAGTACACGTTCACCAACTGTATGTTGGAGTCGTTCACCCCGGTCGCGTCCACCGTGGGCGAACTCGCCATGGTCACGGCCGTGTTCACCGGGGGCACCTGGGCCCGCGACATCACCTGATCCACACTTGAACCGAGGGAGAAGAAATGCAGCTCAACCTGCACGTCACCACTAACGACGGCGACGAATACACCGTCACCACCAACCTGTTCGTCGTTGTCGCGTGGGAACGCAAATACAAGCGCAAAGCATCGGAACTGTCTGCCGGTATCGGCGTCGAGGATCTGGCCTTCATGGCGTTCGAGTCCTGCAAACAGGCCAGCATCCCGGTGCCTGCCGTGTTTGACGACTACATCAAGAAACTTGCCGCCATTGAGGTTGTCGGGCAGGAACCCGAAAACCCTTCCTAAAAGGCTCGTACCACTACTCGCTAGCGGTAGTGCTGGTCTCGACCGGGTACTGGCCTCCACAGATCCCGTTTGAGGGGCGCGACCTGGCAACGGTGGTTAGTATTCTCAACGAGCAAGCGAGGAAACAGCGATGACGGCCAGCATGAACCTAGAAATTGGTGGTGCCAAGGACGCAATTAAGGCTCTCCGCAAGATTGACCCTGAACTGCGTAAACAGTTCAATCGTGACGCCGCCCAAATCATGAAGCCTGCGTTGGATCGCATCAAGGCGTCTTACCCGGAGCAGTTGCCGTCAGGTATGCAACGCGCCTGGAAGATGCGCTCGGGTTTCCCGCAGTTTCCGTACGACGTCAAGAAGATGCGCCGGGGCGTAAAGTTTAAGATTGATACGCGCCGCAAGTCAGCCACCGTCATGCGCCTGGTGCAGACCGAACCGTCAGCCGTGTTTATCGAGTTCGTGGGCCGCAAGCAGATGCCCCAAATTGCTGCCATTCTGACTAGGTTCTATGGGCCGCCAGGACGCTTCATGTGGCCCGCCGCAGAGAAGGCCATACCCGACGTCATTCAAGAGCTCAAAAAGCGTGTCTACAAGGCCACGCGTGACGTACAGGACGCCCTCTAATGGCCATAACCATCCCCATCATTTCCGAGTACGACGGAAAGGGCGTCAAGAAGGCAATCCAGGAATTTAACCAACTGCACACGACAGGGGAAAAAGCCCAGTTTGCGTTGAAGAAAGCTGCGCTCCCGGCGGCCGCCGCCATGGGTGCGCTGACCGTCGCAATGGGGGACGCAGTCAAGGCCGCCATTGACGACGAGAAGTCCCAGCAGATGCTGGCTCGCCAGTTGAAGGCAACCACCGGCGCAACCGACGACCAAATCAAGAGTGTCGAGAAGTACATCAGCGCCCAGGGCCGCAACCTCGGCATAACCGACGATCAGTTGCGCCCGGCGCTGGCTGGACTCGTTCGGGTCACTAAGGATGTCAATGAGGCGCAGAACGCCGCCAGCCTTGCCATGGACGTCGCCGCGGCGAAGGGCGTCAGCCTGGAAACGGTCACCAAAGCCATGGAGAAGGCGTATGGCGGCAACACGGCCGCGCTTGCCAAACTGGATCCGTCGGTGCGCGCCATGGTCAAGGACGGCGCCAGCCTCGAAGAAGTGTTTGCCAAAATGTCGGACACGTTTAGCGGTGCGGCGACGGAGGCCAGCAAGACCGCCGCGGGCGGGTTTGCCCGGCTGAAACTGTCCCTTGACGAAACCAAGGAATCCATTGGCGCGGCCCTATTGCCGGTCATCCAGAAGGTGCTGCCGTATTTGCAGAAGGCCGCTGACTGGGCGCAGGACAACCCGAAAGCGTTCACCATCATTGCGGGCACCATCGCAGCTGTCGCCACATCGATTCTTGCCGTGAACGCTGCTATGGCGCTGAACCCGTTTGGTCTGATCGCAGTCGGTATCGCCGCGCTGATTACCGGCATCACCATCGCCTACACTAAGTTTGAGGGTTTCCGCAACGTTGTACGCACCGTTGTTAACGGCCTTGCCACCTATTTCGAGTTCATGGCTAACGCCTGGATCAGCGCCATCAACCTGGTGATTCGCGGCATCAACCTGGTCAAGCCCGGCAAGGACATCCCCAGCATTGGCCAGGTGTCGTTCGGGCGTTTGGGTGACAACGGCACTAGCGGGGCGTCGGCTGGCGACTTCCGTGCCGCCGAATCTGCCTTGTCGGGTTCGAACGCTGGTATGGGTGCAGGATCTGTCACCAATCTGGGTGCCGGGTATGCAGCTGCTGCGGCACCCAAGAAAACCACTACCGCCCCAGCGTTAGTGGATCAGGGCCGCGACCGACTGCTGGAAGGCGGTTTGCCGTCGCTCGATTTCAGCAATCTAAGTTTTGCGCAAATCGACCCTTCTCTCCGTGGTGTAGGCGACACAATTGTCAACGTCGAGGTCAACGGTGGCGACCCCAACGCGGTCGTAGAAGCCCTGCGTACTTACATGAGGCAAAACGGTTCCGTACCAATCAAGGTGACCCCGTTCTAATGCCGCAGAACTACGAGGTTCAGTACACAACCAACCCTGGTACGGGTGGCACTTGGACAACGCTAACGAACGTCCAGGAACTGTCGATCATGATTGGCCGCCGGGAAATGTTGAGCCAGTACAGCGCCTCGACCGCCACAATCACGGTGCGTTATCCGACTGGGTACGCATCCCCGATTGCTGACATGGTGCCCGGCACGTTCATTCGTGTAAACCTTGCGTCGACTAATGAAACGATGTACACGGCCCGCATCAAGGACGTAGCCGTCAATTACGGCATCCCTTATGCCGGTGGTGTCGGCAACGCCGACTACCTGTTCATCACCTTAGAAGGGTTCTTTGCTACGGCGTCCCGCATGGCGGGCCTGTCGTACTCGATGCCTGCTGGAAATTTCGGCGTTCAGTTGATGACAGCCCAAAGCGAAACAGGCCTGAGCATTACTAGCAATTTCGGCCCGGACATGGGCGCCGCCACCATTTCGTCAACGTGGGGCGACTGGATCAACGCTGCTCTGGTCACCCTGAACGGACGCATGATCGATTGCCTGTACTACAACACCATCAGCTTGCGCGGCCCCTACAACGCATACACCTGCACCGTAAACTTTTCTGACACGGCAAACAACGCCACAAACCAAGTATTCGACCGGGCATCGTTTGGTGCGTTGTCCGACAACTTCTACACCCAGGTCACCGTTGATCCGCAGGACTACGCCGCGCAAACCGCCACCAAGGTTGGCGCTGTTCCCCCGTACCGCACCTACATTGTAAACACTCTGTCGGCGTCTACCGGCCAGGCCCTTGACCAAGCCAATTTCCTGCTGTCCCAGTACGACACAGAAACGTTTGCGTTGACGAGCGTGTCATGCCTGGCGGAAGCCCAAAACAGTTTCCAGCTGTACAAAATGGGATTGAACGAATTCGGCGAACTTATCGGTTCGCGTGTCAGCGTCACGTTCCGTGGCACGACCTACTATTCGGTCATTGAGGGCGTGGCCATGACGGCCACCCCGGCATCGTCGCGGTACACCTACTACCTGTCCGGCGCGGATCTCAATAACTACCTGGTGCTGGGTAATGCGGTTTTCGGCACCCTGGACAACAACAAGTTAGGATACTGACATGGCTGTTAAAACGTTTACGACTGGTGAGGTGCTGACCGCGTCAGACACCAACACCTACCTGGCAAACAGCGGCCTTGTGTACATCACCAGCGCAACGATTGGGTCTGGCGTATCAACGGTGACCATTAACAACTGCTTTTCCAGCACCTACGACAACTATTTCATCACGGTCACGGGCGGTTCTAACAGCGGTTCCGCAGTTCTAAGCCTTCAACTAGGAAGCGCTACCAGTGGGTACAAATATCAAATGATTTATGGAAACTGGGGAAGTACCGTCACGGGAACCGGATCTGCCAGCGGCTCAAAATTTGAGTATGTAGGAATGGGCGATTCAGGTGGTTTGTTTGCGTCAATCACGCTTCGTAGTCCAAACCTCCCGAAATGGACATCAATGATGTCAGACGCTTCGCGTTCCCCTAACTACTGGGGAATCTGTGGTGGGCTGAAAGAAGACACCACGCAGTACACGGGGTTCACCGTCTCAACGGATACTGGCACAATGACTGGCGGAACCGTCACCGTTTACGGATACCGAAAGGCGTAGCCATGTCTGACCCCATCATTGGCACATTCCACGACGCCGAAACCGGCGAAACCATTACCCGCGAACTCACCGCCGAAGAAATCGCCGCACTGCCCGAGCCGACCAATGATCTTGCAGAACCCGTCTAAGGCCCTCATCGCCCTGGTCGCCCTCGTCTGCGTCACCGTGCTTATCGCGGTACGCGCCATCGAAGCCAACCAAGGACTCCCCATCATCACCATGATCGTCGGCTACGCCATCGGCAACGGCATCGCCGCCCGCAAAGGCGACCCCGTCGACCCCATCATCGGCCGCAAATGACCCGCAAATACACCGGCACCAGCGACGGTGCCGCCACCCACAAACAGCCAGGCACCGAAAAACTGGTCAACCTGTTCCAGCGGCGCCACGGCAACAAAGTCGCAAACCTGGGCACCTGGGTGGTGCGCGACATCCGCGACAAGCCCGGCACCCTCTCGGTACACGCCACAGGCCGCGCAGCCGACATCGGCTACACCGACCGCACCGTCGGCATCGCCATCTTCCGCTGGCTCGTAGACAACTCCAAAACGCTCGGCGTTGAGGCCGTGCACGACTACGTCAAATCCCGTGCCTACCGATGCACCCGCGGCGAAGGCCAAGCCGGGGTACGCACCGTCACCGACCTAGGCCCAGGCGGCAACTGGATCCACGTCGAGCTTTCCCCCAGCATGGCGCAGGACGCCACCAAACTGGAAACGGCATGGAGGTCGCTCCCCAGGCCGTAAGGACTCCCGGCGGCGCTTGGACACGGTGCCGGGACTAGGTGGATGGGGTGTGCGCTTCTTCTCCCCGCCCCATCCACCGCCCCCTACAAACAATTTCTAGAAATGTTTGCATAAGACTTGACTTCGCGTAAACGGGAGGGCATAATGGACACATGGAGAAGAACACCAACACAACACCCAGCATCAAAGACATTGCAATGAAGCTCCGCGAGGAGACAGGCAAGCCGATGGGCTGGTGCATGAACCAAGCCATTGAAACCGTCCGCAATTGGGCGGTGAATAACGGACACACCAAGTAATAGCGTCAAACCATGAACCATGACGATCTGCCCCTGTTCAGGGCACAGGACACGCCCACAAGCCGCGCAGGCGCCCAACACGTCCGTCTGCGCCTCCACAGCCAGCAAGCCCTTTTGCTCGCCGTGTACGCCCTCCCAAGCGCCATAGACGGCATCACAGACGAAGAAGCAGGAGAACGCTCGGGCCTGGCTGACAAGCCTCGATGCTGCTACTGGAAGCGCTGCTCGGAGCTGCGCCACAAAGGCTTCATTCGTGACACCGGGCGCGTCCAGCAAGGCACCAGCGGCAGCTTTATGATGCTGTGCGAAATCACCGAAGCCGGACTCACCGAATACGGCCGTTTGCGGATGGAAGAAGCCCGCAAATGAGCATCGGCATCCTGATGATTGGGGGCTACCTGTGGATCATGTGGATAACAAGGCGATGACGCTCCCCATTTGGGGCTACCAAGTCCTAAGGTCAGACGACAAGAAAACATTGGTTCAGATCTTCTGGGATCTGGAAACAGGCCAACTACTCCACGCACAAGTCTGCACCCGGGCGACGCCCTGGGGGACATGGGGGCCGCCGACGGAAGTACAGAAGGTTGATTAAACGACTATGCCTTGCGTTTACAGTCATCGCGCTCGCCATACCGCCCAGCGTCACCCACGCCCAATGGCAACCTGCACTAGGTCGAGAGCTGACCACGCTGCTGGCGCAATGCGAGACCGGGAACAACACCGCCCACAAGACACGTTCCTACGTCGGTGCGTTCGGGTTTGCAAAACCTACCTGGCGTATGTTCTCCGACACATCACCCACCTGGGCACACCGGCTGACATGGGATCAGCAAGCCCGCGTCCTCGATAGGGCGTTCTGGTTCGGGTGGCGCAACAAAGGCCCGGTCGGGCCGTGGGGCCATGGCTGCTTTAAGCGCTACTGGAAGTCGAGTGCCAAACTGCGAACAGCCGTGTGCAATAATCGCAAACACCAAGTACGGCGTTGGTGCCGTTTGTAAACAGGAGAAGCAATGAGAGAGAAGAAGTACACCAAGACGATTGCCGTCCGGGTGACCCAGGAAGAATGGGAACTCATCGAGTTCGCCATGATCCGCGACGGCCTCAAAAACCCGACCAAGTTTCTGCGTCAGGAACTCGAATTGGCGTTCCGCGCCCTGCGCCAGTCCGCCATCCAGGCCGAAAAGCGAGCAGAAGCCCGCGCCCGCCGCGAAGCCAAGAAAGCCGCTGCCGATGTCAACGCCTAGCATCAAAGAACTTGCCGCCTGGGCACAAATCGAGGCAGGCATCATTGACGCAATGGGCCGCACCCACGAAGGCGACAAACTGCGCCTCATCGCATCCGTGCTGACCCGGTTCGAGACCGAACTGCTGCCCGCGTTGGAGCATCTGCAAACCGAGATTCGCCGGTTGGAGGTGCAGGCCCATGTCGGCTGACCACCCCGTCGTTCGCAAGTCAATTGTGCTGACGCCCGCCAAATGCTCGTGCGGCGAATACCTACGCCCAAAACTCATTGACATCACCGCCATGGGTCACTCGCCGGAATGGGTCTTGTCGTGGCGGTGCCAATTCGAGATGCAGCACGATTGGAAGGCCGTCAATGAGTCTTGATAACTACGAGCCGGTAGCCGTCCGCCTTGATCGGCTGCTCACCTACCTGCGGAACCTGCAAACAGAGCCGCGCATCATCACCCACATGGTCAGCGCACCAGGCGCCGACATCTGCGTGTTCCGCGCCGAACTATGGCTCGGTGACACGCTGTACGCCACCGGCTGGGCCGAAGAAATCCGCGGCGTTGGCAACGTCAACAAGACCAGCCATTTGGAGAACTGCGAAACAAGCGCTTTGGGCCGTATGTGTGAGGCGTACAGCCCCACCGCCAACGACTGGCGCAAACGCCCCAGCCGGGAAGAAATGGAGAAGGTGTTCCGCGCTGACAACAGCCCACCCTCGACCACGGGCTACAAGGATCACAGCAACCCGCCTGCCTCGACGACGGTGCGCGGCCCGATGACCGGTGCTGCCAGCGAAAAGCAGATTGGCTACATCATGGGCGCCTGCAAACGGGACGGCATCGTGCCCCCAGCATGGGTCAAGACCCTGTCCAAGCAGGACGCATCCTCGTTTATCGAGGCCCACAAGGACGGTGAAGCCATTTCCGCAATCCTGGAACGGCTCGGTAGCAACGAGGAACCGTTCTAGTGTTCGAGTTCCTCACGTTCCTCGGCTACTCGTACGCCGTGTGGGCGTTTGGCTACTGGTGCGCAACGGTGGTTCGCCGTGGGTGAACGAGTCCCGGACGCATCAGAACGCCTGTTCCAAGACGCTGTCATCAAACTGGCCGCCATGAACAGCTGGGACGTCCACCACGTTCGCGCAGGCAAATTCGGCAACATCTACAAAACCGACGGCCTACCCGGTATGCCGGACTGCCTGTTCATCCACCAAAAGTTTGCTGGAATGTTCTGGGCCGAGCTGAAAACAGAGACTGGGCGTCTATCACCGTTGCAGAAGATCCGCATTGAGCAGCTGCGCCGCAACGGAGCCGAAGTCCACATCTGGCGCCCCCACATGATGCAAACCATCGCGGACAGGCTTGGATCGTGGCGCTCACAGTAGGAAGTTTGTTCAGCGGCATCGGCGGCCTTGACCTAGGTTTGGAACGTGCCGGAATGAACGTCATTTGGCAATCAGAAATAGACAAATACGCGTGTCGCGTCCTGAAAAAGCATTGGCCCGAGGTGCCAAACCATGGCGACATCAAACTCATCGACTGGTCACGAGTGGAACGACCTGCCGTTATTTGCGGAGGGTACCCCTGCCAGCCTTTCAGTACAGCAGGTCATCGCAAAGGTGAAGAAGATCTTCGCCACTTGTGGCCTTGGGTACGACAAGCCATTAGCGAGCTACGCCCCGACTACGCAATTTTGGAAAATGTCAGAGGGCATCTTTCCCTCGGGGGAACAACCGTTATTGCCGATCTTGCCGCCAT